GTTTATTACGACGACTTCAAGGATTACATGGGCGGCACGACTTACCGGGATAACTCGGAAGGCGCACAACCCGGCCCGTGCATAACCGGGTTCAAGAGTTCCGGTCACTCCGGACCCAATGTGCGGTATCAAGGCCGTGGTGCGTTAACGCTGGAATCTATAGATGCGGATGTGGCGAACGGCCAGCAGTTTTGTGACCGCGCCACGCAATCATCGGCCTCGACGTACCACAAGAACATGCTGTTCATGGTGGACTACAACATCCGCTACCCGTCTGGAAGCGCCAGCAACATCCCGATCAGCGGTAACCGTTCCGTGAAATGCGTTTACGGGTGGGTGGAAAACGCTGCACAGATGGCAACGTGGTCAAGTTTGCCGGGAGGTCAGACCGCTATAAGCACGACCTTCCCGACTTACGACAGCTATAAGATCGACAGGTACGCGCAGGGCATCAACGTCGGGCCGTACTCGCCGGGGGCATTGCCTTCGCAATTCCGTGCTGAACGGTACGTGAACGGCACGATATCAAGCCGTGCGAACACGTGGTCGCCGGTACTGGATTCGAGTGTGCCGGCAGACCTGTTCACCAAGAACGTGCCGACCATGCCGCACATTGACGATGCGGATGCCCAGTTTGTGGTGCTGACGGAGGCTCAACGCACAGGTTCTGTTGACTCCAACGGTGTGCTGAAAGCCGCGCTGGATTCTGACCCGGATGGAACGTGGATATTGCCGCTCTGTCACTACTGGGACAGCAACACCACCGCAATGAACAAAGACAACAAGCTGATCGGCATCGGTCGTGGCATCCCCGGCATTATTCCGAGGGGCGAAACGGGCGACTTCTCCGGCCCGACCCCCGCCAAGATATTGACAATCCCGAGCACGACAGACGGCACAGCGGTCATTATGGACTTGCAGATACATGCCGGTATCGAGAACCGTTACACCGAGATGTACGAGACGCAGGGCTTCTTGCAGGACGTTCACAGCCACCCCGTGGTGCGTAACACCTTCGGCTACGGCAATGACTTCACCAGCTTCGTACCGAGTGCATCCAACACCGGCCTGGCGATGTGTGAGTTCACCGGAGCGAATGCAGAAGGCGGTACATGGGGGCTAAACAACGGCGAGCACTGGAGACAGCGCGCAGATTCACGCCTGTTGAAGATGTCTGGAACCAGCAAGCGCATCCAGCATCACGACTACAACGGCGAACACATGAAGTCCAACGCTTCTATGGAAGTGGACGGCTGTAGTAACTGGTCGCTGACCGGCATGAAGACCGAGGGCAACTTCCGTATCCTCAAGGTCATCGGAACCTGCGACAACTTCGCGGTGAACTGCATCGGCGGTAATGCACAAGCTTTCCCGAAAGACCACACGCCGAACGAAAGCACAGACCACGAAACATACCCCAACCAGCGCGGCTCTATCGGCATTGACATTGCCGAGATATCGAAGGCAAACCCGGCTGTTGTGACCACGATCGATGACCACGAAACGGTGACGGGCGATCGCGTGCTGATTCGGAATATCAGCGGGGAAGCTACCTACACCGCGCTGAACGGCAATTACTACACGATCACCAAGACGGGCGATAAGACGTTCACCCTGACAGGCGTCAACACGACGGGCGCGACCGCAATCCTTGAGGACAGCGGCAAGGTGTCAACAAACATCCTGTACGAGCTGACCTCTGGCGCGGGCTTGGGCTACACGGGCTCACGCAACGGCGACAGCCCGAACTACGACGACTACGCGACCTCTGCGGCATCCATCACGGGTACGGATATCAGCTCGCTGGTGATGCTCGGTGGTTCCTGCACCAACTTTGAGATCGGCATGACGCAAGGCCAGCACATGGGCGACAGCACCAATTGGGGCGACCTCACAGCGGTATTCGGCGTGTACTTCGCCCCGCACCGATGGCACGTCATCAACGAAAACGGAACAGTTACCAAAGCCGGTTATCCGTCCGACACGGATGCGGATCGACCGGTCGACTACATACGCGGGGCACCCACGGTGCTAAGCACATGAACGAGCTGATTACTTACGAGCAGTGCATGGAGGAAGCCAGAGAGCGAATCAAGCGTGAGAGCGAGACGTGGCAACCAACCGCCTCGACTTGGCCGTGGACCCCTGCTGAACCCCTCAAAGACGGTGACATCGTATCGACAGAGGGCATCTTCCCCGGTGAACAGCCGGTGATCTGCGTAATACGTGAATGCCATGGCGACTAAAAAGAAATCCCGCAAGGGCGTAGGCGGTCGGCCTAAAGCGCAACTGTCAGAACTGCCCAAAGACTGGCAAGACACGGTGTTGCAGATGTACGCAGAAGGCGCACCGGACATTGAAGTCAGGGCGCAGATATCGAAATGGCGCAACGCACACTCACGCACCGTATGGGAACGCTGGATGCGGGAGGAGCCTGAGTTTGAGGCAACCATAAAAAGAGGCCGCGAGCTGTCAGAGACTTGGTGGGTTGCTGCTGCACGTAAAGGACTGGTGGGAAGCCAGCCGGGTCAGATCAACCCGACGGCATGGATATTCACCATGAAAAACCAGCACGGGTGGAAAGACAGCCGCGAGATCACCGGTAACATGAAACATGACCACGATCACAAACATACAGCAGTATCGGACCCTGCTGACCGAATTGCAGAAATGCTCGGTGGAGGAGCGGAGACAGCTGTGCCGGCATCTCGCCCGCACTGACCTGTTCTTTCTGCTGACGGTCTTATGCAACCGCGACGATATCTGGAAGCACCTGAAGGTGCAGTGGTTAATCGACCGCTGCCGGGAGGTGGAGGCCAGCCCCAATGGGCACCTCGATCTGTGGGCGCGAGAGCATTACAAATCGAGCATCATCACCTTTGCGCTGTTAATCCAGGACATCCTGAGCAGCCACGGCGACGACCCCGACCCGAAGTGGAAGGGCCGGGAAGTGACCATTGGGGTGTTCAGCGTCACACGGCCCACGGCGAAAGCGTTTCTGCGGCAGATCAAGCTGGAGTTCGAGCGCAACGACACGCTGCAGGGGCTGTTCCCGGACATTCTCTACGACAATCCCGAGAGACAGGCGCCGAAGTGGTCGGAAGACGACGGGATTATCGTAAAGCGCAAGGGCAACCCGAAGGAATCCACACTGGAAGCATGGGGACTGGTGGACTCACAGCCGACCTCGAAGCACTTTTTGGTGCTGCACTACGACGACGTGGTGACCGAGAAATCAGTGACCAGCCCGGACCAGATGAAGAAAACCACCGAGGCGCTGCAGCTTTCCTACAACTGCGGCACGGACGGTGGCTATCGGAGGTTTATCGGCACGCGCTATCACTTTGCCGACAGCTACGGGGTGTTGTTAAAGCTCGGCACGGCAGAACCGCGCATCCACGTGTGCACGGAGAACGGCGAGGTCGATGGGGAACCGGTGTTACAGAGCCGGGAGTTTCTGGACGAGAAGTACCGTTTCGGCGGTCCCTACATTTTTGCTTGTCAGATGTTGCTTAATCCTAAAGCCGATGACGTGCAGGGCTTCGATACGGAGTGGCTGCACCACTACGACCCGCGCAAGGCCGAGAAGCGCGGTAACTTCTATATCGTGCTGGACCCCGCGAACGAGAAGAAAAAGACCAGCGACTACACGGCGGGCTGGGTGCTGGAAGCGTGTGAGGACCAGAAGATTCGCGTCCGGGAGATGCTGCGGGACCGGCTCGGCCTGATCGAGCGCACCGAGTGGCTGTTCGAGATGCACCGCAAGTACATCAAGCACGGGGTGCTTGGCGTGGGTTACGAGAAGTACGGAATGCAGGCCGACATCGAGCACATCAAGGACGTGCAGGAGCGGGAGTCCTACGAGTTCCGCATCACCGAGCTGGGCGGTTCGATGCCCAAGGCAGACCGGATTCGCCGGCTGGTGCCCTATTTCGAGCAGGGCCGCATCCTGCTGCCCAAAGAGTACTGGAGAACGGACTACCGCCAGCAGCGTGAGGATCTGGTGCAGACCTTCATCGACGAGGAATACACCCCGTTCCCGGTCATGTTCCACGACGACATGCTGGACTCACTGGCGCGCATTCTCGACGAAGACATGCGCCTGACCTTCCCCAAGCCGGTGGTGGACGACGACTACGAATACCAGCCGGTAGCGACCGGCGGGCGATTTGCATACGGATAAGATCATGGAAGAAACAACCGAAGACATTCTGGCCGAAGCCAAAGAGCGGTTCGCCGAGGCATACGATGCTGACTACGAGCAGCGCGAGCTGGTATGTGACGATATCCGCTTTGCCTTTGACCCCGAGGAGCAGTGGGAGGAGTACGCGCTCAAGATTCGTGAGGGACGGCCCTGCCTGACCTATAACCGCATTGAGCCCGCCATCGACCAGGTGGTGGGTGATCAAAGACAAATGCAGCCGGCCATTATGGTCAGACCGACGGAAGACGGTGACCGCGAGACGGCGGATGTGCTGGCAGGTCTTGTCCGCAACATCGAAGCCCTGAGCGACGCCGAGACGGTCTACGACGAGCAGTTCATCCCTGCTGTTGCCGGTGGTTTTGGTGCGTGGCGGGTGATCAATGACTACAGCGGTGAGCAGTCCTTCGATCAGGACTTGCGGATTCAGAGCTATTGGGACGCCGCGTCTCAACTGTGGTTTGATCCCGCTTCGAGGGAGTGGCACAAGCAGGACGGTCATTACCAGTTCGCCATCGAGTGGATCAGTGAAGCCGAGTTCACCCGCCGCTGGCCGGACAAGACTCCTGCCAGTTGGGACAACATCGCTCACAACGAGCACTGGCATCGGGGTAAGGAGCTGGCGGTCGCTGAGTACTGGCGGAAGATCTTCTACGACCGCGAGCTGGTATTCCTGCGGGAAGTGGAGAAAGACGCGCAGGGCCAGGTGATTGACACCACGGAAACGGTGCGCTGGAAAGACGAGATCGAGGCCATTCTGCCCAGCATCCTTGAGGCCGGTGGTGAGATCATTCGGACCCGGACTGTTGAAACGTACAAGATCGAGTGGTTGCGCCTGACCTCGTTCGACGTGCTGGAGGACATCATTGAGCTGCCGGGGCAGTATTTCCCCAACATCCCGGTCTACGGCAAGCGCCGGATTGTGGCGGGGCAGGAGCAGTACAAGGGCATCACCCGCAACGGCAAAGACCCGCAGCGCAGTTACAACTACATTCGCTCCGCCTTTATGGAGCGTGTTGCTTTAATGCCTAAATCCCCGTGGTTGCTCACGACCAAGATGATCGAGGGCTTGAAGCGCATGTGGGACGCGGTGACGACCTCGAATCAGGGGTATTTGCTGTACAAACCAGACCCGGATGCACCGGGGGCGAAACCGGAGCGAAACGACTATCAGGGTATGCCGCAGGCAGACATCGCGCTGTTACAAGCCGATGCCGAGGACATCCGGGCCACCACGGGCATCCATGAAGCAGGCTTGGGTATGCCGCAGGGGCAGGAACGCTCCGGAACCGCATTACAGGCACGCCAGCAGGAGGGTGATGTCGGTAATTTCCAGTTTGCGGACAACCTCGGCAAGTCGATCCGGCAGACCGGCGTGGTTTTGCTGGACATGATCCCACACTACTACGACACGGCCCGGACCATCCGGATCGTGGGCGAGGACGGTACCGAGGACTTCGTGGGCATCAACGGTGCGGTGACTACCGAAGGCGGCACCAGCTTCGACCTGAACGCCAAGTACGACTTCCGGGTGGACATTGGCCCGAGTTACACCACACGGCGTCAGGAGGCCGAGGAGCGGCTGTCACAGATCGTGCCGCAGATGCCGCTGTTGCAGCAGATCGCGCTCGACCTGGTGTTCAAGAACGCCGATTACCCGGGCGCCAAGGAAATCCACGAGCGGCTGCGCAAGTACATGGTGGGTCAGGGCATTGTCGAGCCGGAAGAAGGCGAGGAAGCCCCGCAGCAAGGCCCGACCGAGGCGCAGATGCTGGAGTTGAAGCAGCTTGCGGCGGACATTGCCAAGGATGAAGCCGATGCCGGAGAAACCCGCGCTAACACGCTGAAATTGCTCGCAGAAATCGAGAAGATATCGGCGGAAGTGGGGCAGCAGAAGGTGCAGACCGCGCAGGTATTGGGCCAGCTACAGGCCGCAGCGATGCAGGTTATCCCGCAGTATGGGGCGCAGGGGCCAATGCAGTAGAAACCGCTTTAACAAATGCTTGTAACTGCCCGAAAATTAGGGTAATAATACGCATATGCCTACCCGTGGGCCGACACGGGGCTTATCCGCAGAGGTGCGCAAACCGTGACAGCTGACGTAGACGACGAACTCGAACTGGAAACAGTGGACACCGAGGTCGATCTGGAGGACTCCCCGGAGCTGGAGACCGCCGATACCGACCCCGATTTAGAGCAAGCCGCCGACGAAGACCCGCAGGCATCAGCCCCTGACGATGATTCCGAGCTCCCCGGTGATGATTCCGCCGACACTGACGACGACCGCAGAGGCCGCTATCAGAAGCGAATCGATGAGCTCGTAGCTGCGCGAAACACGCAGAGCGAGCGAGGTGACCGACTGGAGCAGGAGCTAAAGGAACTGCGGCAACAGCTGGAACAGCTGAAGCCAAAAGAACCCGAGGTGTCCGAACCGATTCGCCCGAGGCTTGAGAATTTTGAGTCTGACGAGGAATACGAAGCCGCTCTCGATACCTACTTCGATGAACGTGTGGAGTTCAAACTCGCCAAAAAGGCTCAGGAAGATCAGGCCAAACGCGAAGCCAAGGAGGCTGAACAGACTCAGCGGCAACAGCAGGAAAAGGCGGTAGCACGGATTGCATGGTTGCAGGAAGTGGACGCCGCCCATCCGGGGATAGGGAAGCGAGTGCAAGACTTGCCGGCCCTGTCAGAAGCAGCAGCAGATGTACTGACGGGAATGGAAGTTGAACACAGCGTGAAGGTCGTCGAAGAACTTGAGGCCAACCCGCGACTCGCCATTCAGATTGCCCAGCTAGACCCCGCTGATCAGGAAAGCGTACTCATGGAAATCGGAACAGGACAACCCGCCACCAGCCGGTCAGTGAAGAAAATCACTGCGGCACCACAACCCAAAAAGCCGACCGGCCCCACGCGCCGTGTACCTTCCAAAGACCCTTCCAAAGCGAAGACTCTGGCGGAATACGCAGCAGCACGAGGTCTAGGCTGAGGGAAGTAGTGCCGAGGAGCAATCGGCATGGCAACAAATTCACTGATTAACCCGGAAGTCATCACCCGGGAATCCACCCTGCTGCTGAAAAACAATCTGGTGATGGGCAACACGGTCTCCCGTGCCAACCAGAGCGATTTTCGGAAGATAGGTTCCGACCTTTACGTCCGTAAACCCAATTCATTCTCGGTGCAGTCTGGCGCAGCCACGACCCCGGAGAATGTCGAGGAAGCATGGCAGAAGGTCTCCATCCAGACGCAGGACAACGTCTCGTGGGAGTTCTCGACCCGTGACCTGACGTTGACTGTCGAGGAGTACTCAAAGCGGTATATCGCTCCGGCGATGCGCGCTCTGACGCACAACATCGAGTACAAGCTTCACAGCCTGTACAAAAAGGTCTATCACTCGACCGGCACCCCTGGCACTCCGCCTGCAACCTTCCTTGAGTTGGCTGCCGGTGGCACGTTGCTGTCAGACCATGCCGCTCCGATGGGCCAGCGTTGTTCGATGCTGTCCACTGACGCCACGGTACAACTGGCGAACCAGGTGGGTGGCTTCAAGTCAGGCTACGGCGCGAACGGCAAGTCGCTCACGGCTCAGGAAAAGGTTTCGATTGGCTACTTTGGTGGCTTCGACAACTACGAGAGCCAGAGCGTCAACTCGCACACCGCAGGTATCTGGGACGGTTCGCCGGTTCTTGACGGTGCCACGACCGGTACGACCTACGCGGCCTCGAAAAACAACACGACCGACTCCCTGAGCTGGACGCAGACCCTGCATTTCGACGGTGCTACCACCGACGGTGCCGGTTATGCCAAGGAAGGCGACGTGTTCACCATCGCGGACTGCTACTCGGTCAACCCGGCCAACGGTAAATCCACCGGCAAGCTGCAGAACTTTGTGGTGCGTGCGGACGTGACGACTGCCAGTAACGAAGCTGACATCGTGGTGTCTCCTCCGATCATCGTCGCCGGTCCTTACAAGACCTGTGAGTTTGCATCGGGCGTATCCGATCTGGACGGCAAGGCATTAACGCCTATTGCTGATTCCACGGACGGTGCGGCCAAGCAGAACCTGGTCTATCACAAGGATGCGATCACGTTCGGCATGGTTCCGCTGGAGAAGCCGGATTCAACCAACTGGGCAGACACGTTCTCGGATGATGGTTATTCGATGCGTGCCTACAAGTGGCTGGACGGCACCAACGACAAAGAGATGATCCGGCTCGACGTCATGTACTTCATGGACGTTGTGCACCCTGATCTGATCGCCCGTATCCACGGGTAACCCGCAGGGGGAGGGGCTCTAACCCGGCCCTTCCCCCGTTTTTGGAGGTTCGCTATGAGCCGTTGGGACGAACATTGTGCAGGCAGTCGCCCGTATCGGGACAAGCCGAAGAAAGAAGACAAGCCAGCAGAACCGGTGACGAAAAAGAAAGTCACCAAAAAGAAGTCCGTTAAAAAGTCGGCTGAGGACTGATGGCCGTCACGTACCAGCAGATGATCCGCAACGCGCTGGTCGGTGCTGGTGTGCTTGACGAGAACCAATCCCCCAGTGCGGTGCAGGCAGCGGACGCAATCAGCACGCTGAACGACCTGGTTACCGACTGGCAGGACAACCGCGAGATCGAGCTGGGGTTTTATGCACAAACCCCGTCAACGGCCACGGTGGCGATACCGGACTGGGCCAAGCGGGCTGTTGAACGCGCCCTGACGGTCGAACTGCAGCGCGAATACAAGCTGCCCTCCGACCCTGAGCTAATCGCACTGGCTGAGAGCGCCTACGAATCCATGTCCGTGAAAGCCTTGTACGAGGACACCACGGTTGACGTGAGTTACTTACCTTTGGGACAGGCGAAGCGATGCCGCAGCTAGACATGCCATTGCCGGTTTATTGCAATCGCCGCACCGGGACGCGGGGCACGCACCTGCGCAATGCCTTTGTGGAGGAAGCTAAACCCGGCAGCGAGGCACCGATCACGATATTCGGCTCCCCGGGCGTGAAATCATGGGGCACGGTCACTCCGGACATTGGCTGTCGGGGCGTCTGTGAGCGCCTGCATGACGGCAAGATCGCCGCAGTTCGCGGCCATTCGCTGTATTTGATTGATTCCGGTGGCGGTTTTGCGAAGTGGGACGGCATCACCGGTTCGAAGCGGGTGAGCATATCCAGCAACGGCCCGGAGCTGATGATCGTGGCCGAACCCCGCGGCTATGTGCTGCGGGACGGTACGCTCAGCGAGGTCACCGACCCTGATTTCACCGGCTACCAGTCCGCGTATGTGACTGAATTAGACGGCTTTATGCTCCACGCGGCGCACGACAGCCAGGTCTTTTTCAAGTCCGGACTGTATGCGGCGCGAGAGTATTCAGCGGATGAATACGACCTGAAATCCACCTATGGCGACAAACTGGTCGCTGTTTATGGCTCGGGCAATCGGCTGTTTGCTATCGGTTCGGCGAGCATCGAGCCGTACTACAACAGCGGCGGCAGCCCGTTCCCGTACTCCCGCGACCCCAACGGGGCGATTGACATCGGCTGTGCGGCGCCGCACTCACTGGCGAAGACACAGGACGGCTTTTTCTTCCTCGGCTCGGACAATCACGTCTATTTCATGCCGACCGGCGGGGTATTGCCCATTGATATCACCGAAAAGGGTGAGGCGGTCGTGGACTCCATCGAGGGCATGGGCATCCGCGATGACGCCCACGGCTTTGCGGCTAAGCTGCAGGGCCATACGTTCTATTTCCTCGTGTTCCCGTCAGAGGGTATCTGCTGGGTGTTCGACAGCAAGACCGGCCTGTGGCACCAGCGCGAGTCCTACGGCAAGGACGTGATGGACATTGCGGGCTGTGTGCAGGCATGGGGCCGGCAGGTCGTGTTCCGTCGCTCGACGGGTGAAATGGGCGTGTTAAGCCGCGACATCGAGGGCGAGTGGGACAACCGGCTGGTCAGTTCATGGACCTACGCCAGCGTCTACGCACAGGACCGGCTTGCTGCACACCACGAGCTGAGCATCCTGGTCGACACCGGCTACAACACCAGCCACGGGGCGACTAAGCAGATCATGCTGGAGATCAGCGACGACGGCGGCGAGACGTTCCGGGTGGGCCCGGAGGCGATTCTCGGCAAACGCGGTCAGTACGGGCAGCGGGTCAATCACAACCGGCTGGGAAGCTCCAGAAACCGTGTGTACCGCCATTCCATCGAGAACATGGGGCGCGCACAAGTCCGTGCGGCTCAACTCAAAGCATCGGGGGCACTGGTATGACGACGGTCAGCAACAAGATCCCGCTGAGCCTGCCGCAGAAATATTCGGACCTCGTGGGCCCGCTCAGTGAATGGGGCAGGAAAGTCATTGGTTTGGTTGAGGACAAAGCCGACACCGCTCAATCCACAGCAGACGGTGCGCAGAGCGATGCCACGTTATCGCTGGAGGAGGTATCTGCACTGGCCACGGCCAATGAGGCGGCATTGAAAGAAATCGCGTTCCGGAGGCACTGGGATGGCTAGCCCGTCAATTGTGCTGAAGCAGGTCAAGACCAACGGGTCGTCGGCCAGTGAGCTGTACGAGGTTCCAGAGGATCGGCGCGCCAGTTTGCGGGTGCACGTGTCCACGGTGACCGCTGCGGACGTTGACGTGTTTATCCGCAAGAACGGCGAAGCAGCAGCGGACAAGCAATACATAGCCCGCGGTTATGCGGTGGGGGCTAACGAATTTGAGGCGTTTCCGGCAGGCGGGACGTTGCTGGTCGATGACGGCGACATCGTGATGGTGGAGAGCGATCAGACCGACACCGCGTGGACCGGCAATGCTTACGAGGACGACATACCGACATGAGCGAGCTTGCTATCAGCCTTGATCCGAAG